GCTAACAAAGTGCATTACATGCATCCGAAAGCACATGCTTCGGATAATGATGTGACTTTGCTTGGTGGAGTTAGTGGAACAGGTATTGACGGTTTCGGGTATGAGTATACTGCGGCAACCGACATTATCATTACTACTGCTTCTGCTACATTGGCGGCAAGTAAAACAATCAATTTGTGTGTGTTCTACTCAGTTGATTGATCGTTAATAGGGGGCATAAAGCCCCCTTCATCACAAAAATGCTATGAGTGAAGTAATTCTTTATAGTGAAAGCAATGAATCAAAAAGTGTCATTCCTAAAACAAGGGAATGGCATGATTTATTGGCACAGGGATGGACTTCTTGGAAAAAGCCTGAAAAGGCTTCTAAGTCTAAGAAGAAATCCTGATGGCTTCTGAAGTCGATATTTGTAACATCGCCTTATCAAATCTGGGAGAGAAACCTATCTCTGCCAGAAATGATGCGAATCAACGTGCGAGAGCATGTGATAATCGTTTTGATGATGTTAGGGATTTAGTTCTTCGGAGTCATATATGGAACTGTGCGTTGAAGAGGGCCCAGCTTACCTCTTCAGCCACAGCCCCAACATGGGGTTATGACTATGCATTCCCAAAGCCTGCTGAGATGCTCAGACTCATCACGGTAGCAGAAAACACAGATGGGGATAATTCCTATTCTTTTAAAATAGAAGGAGAGAATATTGTCACTGACAGTTCATCTCTTTTTATCCTCTATATTGAAAAAGTAACAGATACTGCCAAATATGATTCATTGTTGGTACAAGCAATAGCATTGAGATTGGCAACTGAAATTGCACAGGACATCACAGGTAAGACTGAATTGAAGAATTCTTTGATGAATAAGTATCGTGAAGTCTTGTCGGAAGCCAGAAGTGCAGATGCCGCAGAAGGAACACCACAAAAAATTGAAGCGGACCTATGGTTGGAATCAAGGTATTCCAGTTCAGGTTCCTGGAGGCCGTTCAGTGCCGATGTGGTTCAGTCTGATGCGTACTAATGGCTCGATTACTCCATTACCAGACCAGTTTTGCAGATGGTCAGATATCTAAAAAACTGCGTGGTTTTGTAGATACTGAGTCTTATAAATCCTCTGTTGAGGATCTTAAAAATATGGTGGTGACGCCTCAAGGTTCAGTCACCCGTAGGCCAGGAACCCGATATGTCGCCACCACTAAAACCAATCAACAAGTAAGACTTGTATCGTTCAATTTCGGACAGGATCAGGCTTATGTGATTGAGTTTGGGAATCTCTATATCCGTTTCTTCAAAAACAGTGCAGTTCTGGGGGCTCCTTATGAAATTGTTTCTCCTTTTGCAACCGCAGATTTGGATGCACTGAGTTTCACTCAAAGTGCAGACATTCTTTTTATTGCCCATCCTTCTTATCAACCTCGTCAACTGATCCGTTCAGGAGATACCAGTTGGGCATTTGATTATGTCAATACTCAGGATGGTCCTTACAATTCAATCAACCATAAAGAATCTGCAACTTTAACTATTTCAGGCTCTGCAACTGAAGTAACCGTAGGGAATCCTCAAGTAGACACCACAGATGATTTCTTCCAATTGGCAAATCATGACTTATTGGATGGAATGGCAGTTAAAATCTCATTGAAAACAGGTTCTACAGCAGGGAATTTTCCTGAATACCATGAGGATGATCCTGAAACAGCGGCAGGTTCAGGGACTCATTTTGCGGCAGGAACCGTTTATTATGTGGTTAATGCAACATCAACTACATTCCAGTTGGCAACAACATTAGGAGGGAAACCAGTATTTTTAATAGACCGTGGTAAAGAACATATTTTAAAAAAGCAGATATACCCCAAAGGGACCGCAATAACGATAAAGGTTGATGATGGAACATCATCTGCGTATGCCGATAGTACAGCTTATGTCAAAGGAGAAGTAGTCACTCAGGGTGGGAAATATTACACTGCAATTGTTGGTCATACTTCTGATTCTTCTTCAGAAACTCCAGGTACAGGAGGAGGTGCAGATAAATGGGAAATATTGGATATCAATGAAGGTCTGGGATTTCAGAGTTATGATGTCGATACCTATGTGCGGTTCAATCCTCTTCAGGGAGCCGCAATCAGTTGGGGATACTTCCAAGTTGATGCAGTAACAAATGCATTAACAATTACTGCAACTGTTAAAGAAGACCTTGTGTCGGCAGGGCCAAACCATGAATGGCGTAAGTATGCATGGAACTCAGATGCAGGTTGGCCTCGTACTATGGAGATCTTTCAACAACGTATGTGTTTTGGAGGAAACGATGACAATCCTCAAACTGTCTGGTTTTCTAAAACAGGTGATTTCTTCAACTTCTCTCCTTCTGAGAAGATTGGTGTTGCATCAGGTAATGTAACTGCGACAGGGGCCCGTGTGGTTGGAGAACAAGTTAAGGATGACAATGCCATCACCTTGACCATTTCGTCTGCCACAGTGGATCTGATTGATTTTCTGATCTCAGGAAAGAAACTGACCATAGGAACATCAGGTGGTGTGTTTCAGATGTATGGATCTGAGACAGAAACCACGATGACTCCATTCAATTTCACCATTGATCGTGTAACAAGTTATCCCACTGAAACCAATGTCTATCCTCTTATTATTGATAACAATGTTATTTATGTTCAAAAGAATGGACGTAAATTAAGAGATATTATTTATACTGCACAAGACGTAGAAGGGAATCAGGCACAGGATTTATCCATACGTGCAGAGGATTTACTTGTAGATGTTATTGATCAGGTCACATACCAGGATGTTCCTTTCAATATAGTTTGGTGCAAATTGGTAAATGGTAAGATGCTGGCAATGACATACAACAAAGCATTGAACATGATGGCCTGGAGTAACCACACTCTTGGAGGTTCCCATACAGATGCAACTTATGGAAATCATGCAAAAGTAGAATCAATAACTGTTATTCCAACATCAACCCATCATCAGTTATGGATGGTGGTCAAAAGAACAGTAAACAGTGCCACAGTGCGTTATGTCGAATATATGGATCGTTATTTCGATTCAGGAGAACACACTTCTGATGAAGCACATTATGTTGATAGTGGTATATATACAGAAGGATCTGGTGTCACGAATCTTTCAGGATTGAATCACTTAGAAGGGGAAACAGTCCGTATTCTTGCAGATTCCGCAGTTCAGACTGATAAAACAGTTGCAAGTGGAGCAGTAACAATAGCATCCGCAGATAAGATTCATGCAGGACTTGGATTTGATAGTTTCCTCACAACATTGGATCTTGCAGAAGGACCATCAGGAATTCTGGTTGGAAACAGGAAGAAGATTCATCGTATTGTGGTGAAGATGCTTGATACGATGGGATTGAAATATGGACCTTCATTGACAGAACTAGATGAAATGATTTCACGTTTTCCATCAGATGATTTGGGGGTTGCAGTTGCATATAAGACAGGTGATGAAGTTCTGACAGTTGGGAATATGACTTATGATGATCACAACATCATTATTGGGCAGGACGGTCCTTTCCCAGTTTCAATACTTCTGATTGGATTTGATTATGAAAGTAACGATTTATAAAGGCTGGTTATGTGGATGATGGCATTGGGTGCTTTGATGGGTTATGGGCGTGGGCTCATGCAGGATCAGCAAACAGTTGGAAAGATTGAAAGTCTACAGCTTCAGGCAGGATGGGAAAGGGATCATGGTGACATGATCCTGGAAGATACTTTCCGTGGAGTTCTCAGAAAGAAAAAAGTTGCATACAAACAATCTATTTCAATTATGGATTCTGCAAATGTTCAACAGATGCAGATCAAAGCACAGGCAGAACGTAATGCATCGTCTTTGATTGTACAAGCGGCTGGATCAGGAGCAGATGTCGGGTCAGGAACTCCATTGGAGAATGCGGCAATTCAGATGGAAGTAGGAGATGCAGAAGCACGTACCAATCAAATCAATGCAAGAAACAGCATCAAGCATCTTTGGGATGATGTGAAATGGGAATCTGATGAAATGAAACGAAGTGGTAAATTCCAACGTAAAATGAAATACAGAAAAGCATCTTTGATGGAAGCAGGTGCAGAAGGCTTAGAAAGTTCCAGAGGTGCAAATATGTTTAGTAGCATTCTTGGAGGTACAACCCAAGGACTTGGAATTGGAACAGCATTTGAGCAGGCTTATGGGACAGATGATTCTCCAGTAACAACTAGATCTAGATCTTCAACTGTTACTAAAGGGTATGGTGGAGGGTATAAAAAAAGAACTGGAGGTATGTGGAATCCGCAGGATCTAAGAGCGGTATGATTAATTATGATTATCCAAATATCAGATAACGAATAATGGCTGATTTTCAATACTACTCTGGAGAAGAGAAAGCACAGGGTCCTAAGTCTACTCAGACTTCTCAATCGGCTCCTCCTCCTAATGCATTGCAGTTCTTTGATGACCAGACCGCAGGAGCCCAAGCATGGTCTAATGCGGTTGATATGGTTATGGAAGCAGGGACCGTTGCAGTTGATATTGCAAGTAAGCTCAAAGAAGCAGAACACCAGAATCAATCAGATGAGTTTTTCCTCGAATATACCCAAAAGGTTCAGGAACTCCGTGATAACATCAATTCTGGTAAAACCAAGTCCACTGTTCATGACCTCCAGGACATCAATGGAGTCTCAGATCATTACCGTTTAGAAGAAGATAAACTCTACAAAGACCTTGCTCAGAAATATAACAAACAGAATTACAAGAGGCGTGATTCGATCATGCGTGATCGTAAGGCAGAACCTTTCCTGAATGGTCTTTCATCAGTTCGACAAAAGAAAATCCAAGAGATTTCAAGGAAGAATGCAAAGTCTTTTAATACTTATATGCAGGCCCAGACAAGAGAACTGATTGAGGCAGAATATAAAAGCAGAATAAATCGTCATGCACTCAAAATAGGCACGAAAAAACTTAAAGCAATTTCTCCAAGAGATTCGAATGTTTTAACGGCTATTGCAGACCAAAAAGAATTACTTGATGTTCAGGATCAAATCCAATCTCAAAAAGATGAGATTTTAGAAAGAGCCACAAAAGAAGCAGAGAAAAGATTTAGAGCAGGAACAATTAGTCAAGAGGACTATGACAATTTAGAAAAGAATGTTGAAAAAACTGTTCAAACATCGGTTGCATATCGATTGGCATATGAAGATCCACAAGTTTTTCTGGATTTACATGATGATCCTAAACTTCAAAAAGAAGCATTTGGTTTTATGGACCCCCAGACTTATTCTGTATATTGGAATTCGGCTAGGGACAGTAGGACTGCTATGCGTGAAAAGAATCAGAAAAAATTGTCTGATAATGCAGAGATGCTTTTTTATCAAGAAATGTTTGATAAAGGATACATCCAGGATATTGATGGTCTAGAAGTGTTACGGGAAAAGATTCGAGATCCTAAACAGTATAAAGGTTGGAAGGTTGAAGATAGGATATCTGCTGAATCACGGCTTTACTCTACGATTAGTTCTGTTAAATCAAATCTTGCTAAAGGTGAAGGAACAACTAAAGGAGTTATAACAGAAGCAATACGAAGTTATGTTGCGGCTCATCTGAATGGTCAGCCTGGAGACAGATTTCCTGATTCTCCAAGAGTTGAATTTGATTTGGGTCAAACCTATACCAACAAAGAAGAATTAGCCTTAGTTGAGGATACAATAAAAACCTACGAGCATCTTTTGCCTAAGTTCAGACGAATGCGTATGCTTGGATCTGACTATGTGGCGATTGAAAGAGAGATGCAACAAAGCAAACCCAAAAAAAATGAAAAACATTACTATACTAAACTTCAGGCATGGGAAAAAGTACATAACGCAATGAAAGATTATAAAGCAAGGAAAACAAGTGATGCGCCTGCTGTTATAAGAGAAGAATTAAACCAACCTGAAGATCCTGCATTAAATCAATTAACTGATCCCAAAAAAATAACAGAAGCAATTATGCAGAAGGATTTTAATGCTCAGGTTATTGTCAATAGTCAAATTGCTGAAAAAGGATACAAAAATGTTGGATCTGCGAGTTCTGATCCGAATTGGGTTCTCGGAACAAAGATCAAAGTTTTATCAAATCAGGATATTGGTTTATTTGGCAAATTGATTAATCCTAAGAATGTACGAGAAGTATTTCCTGCCATCGAAGAGATTCTAAAGGACAAATATGACAACTGGGCCCCTGTTGCTATGAGAGATTTGATGAATGCTGGTGTGGTGAAGCATTGGTATTTTTATGCTAAATATTTAACACCTGATGCCTATCAAGCACATATCCAAGCAGAAGGAAAAGAAGGTGTTCCATTGAGTAACCTTGGAATAAATGCATCTCATGATCAGTTCAAATCAGTTCATGAAGCAGGAATGCTTAGATTCGGTTCTGCTGTAGAAACCAAACTGGCAAGAGATGCTATTATGGATGGGTTTAAAAGGTATTACGGGTTCTTAGCATCGACAAATCCAGATGATCCTCCTGAGCCTACATCAGTTGCAAATCGTTATTTTAATGGAGTTTCAATAGCAGAGATGCCCAATCATCTACCATCACATGGTCAAAAGCATATATGGGCGAGTGATGATTATTTAAGAAGTCGTAATGCCAATGCAGAAACATTGTCAAATGGAGCAATGGCTATGCTTTTGAAGATACGGGAAAAGGGAGTTGAGTTTGAAGGAGATTTAATGGTGATGGGGAAAAAAGATATTCCTGCATCATTTTTTGTGAAGATGCATCCTGATAATGTTGATAAATATCCAGGTCTTGCCAAAAAAGTAAAACAGTTCAAAAAAGATTTATTTAAATCTGGTGTGGTTGGTATTACTTCAAAGGATGAACCTATTTTTTCAATTGTACGTAATCCTGATGGACAGACCTTTGCGTTGGCTTTAAAAACATGGCCTCATGGTGGGATTTACAGAATTGGTGAAATGGTTGAAGGTCATATGAAAGCGGTGACTTACACTTTAGATGAATTGATTGATGAAGGTATAAGAGGACAGAAAAGAAGTGAAGCACTTGTTATAGAAGGTCGTCCTGGTTTAATTGCAAGTCCAGTGGATAGCATGACAACGGATACTGATCCTGAAAAATCAACAGTAAAACAAATGCTTCAAGCATTAAGAAATAATGCTAGTGGAAGAGTTACTTTAGAAATATTGGATGAAGTCGAAAAACAAATGAATGAAAAAGATTACCAAATTAAAGGGAAGGCAGGACGGGATTTTATCAAAGAAAAAGCCAAACATATTCGTGAAACAACACCTGAAATGTTAGAGAAAAACTGGTACGAATCTTTGTGGGATTTTGGAGCCGAGACATATTACGATTATCTTGACCCTTGGAAAGACACTGATCAGGTATCTCCATGATTCAGCACTATTATTTAGAAACAATTCCTTATCTTTCAACAGAAATCGAAAGTAAGATCCAAGCTAGCCCTATGGCAAGGTTTGAATCTGGATTTGATATGTCCATGTCCAGAGAAAACCCCACCATTGCAATGTACGACTTTGCACGATTCCATGTCATAGACACAGATAATTTTGTGGATAAGGAAACATGGGAAGCTATGTATGCCCGTCCTGATACAGAATGGTATGAAGGAATGACAGGATATCAGGCAGAAGCAATACGTGATGAATATGATTATAATCTTAAATCACAGATTCTTAACCAAACAAAGGGGTTCAACTTTGCAAATCTCGGAGGTTATTTTGCAGGCGCACTATTAGATCCTTTGAATTACCTTCCCTGGACCCGTTATATGTCAGCAGGAATGAGGTTTTTAGGAACCAGTGCAAAAGCATTGTCCAAAATGGGACCAGGAACGAGATCTATTGTAGATGCAGTAACAGGTTCAGTTGTTGGTGAAGGAGGTATTGCGGCAAGGAAGTTCCAGCATCAGGCAGATTATGATGCCACCAGTGCTTTATTGAATGTTGCAATGGCTGGAACTATTGGAGCAGGTGTTGCTGGAATGGGTAAAGTTGCAAACCTTCTTAAAAAGAATTCACTTGATGAGAATCTGGGTGCAGGAGCAAAGGCATTGGATGATGCATCGCAAGGGAAACCTGTGGAAGTCCATGGTACAGCACCTCCTAAACAGAAACTGGATGCAGAGGTAGAAGCAGAGGGGCCTTTGGAGACTCTTACAAAGACATTGGACAATGAATGGAAACTTCTTTCAGAACAAGAAACTGTGAAACGTGTAGTTCAATCCTTCAAGAATGGAGGAAAGAACATAGTGGATTTCATCAATTGCAAAATGATTTGATATGTCGTGTGAAGATATTCTGAAAAAAGCAGGAGTTAAACCTGAAGATGTGAAGAAGATCTCTGATGAGATTCAGATGAGGATCGAACAAGGAGATGACTATCAGAGTATTTTAAAACAAATCAACCAAACTCTTCCTGATGCAGATTTCAATGCAAAGATGGCGGCAGTTGGAGTTGCCAAAAAAGCATCTGTATTAAAAGAAATGAAAAGACGGGTATTTGATGACAATAAATATATCCGTAATTTCAAAGCATTTTTGACAGGATCAACCAAGAAGAAAGAAGGGTTCCTGTATTCGATAGGCACAATGCAACGTGCGAAGCTCAAAACGATGCAAGGGAAGATTTTTGCATCGACAGGGTTATCCTCCAGAGCATTAAGGAAAATGATCCAATCACGGGCGTTTCAGAATGATTTAGTTAAGGAGCTTTACCCCTTCAATGGAACAATGAAGACAGGTAATGAAATTGCTTTTAAAATGGCAAAATCCATTGTTGAAGCAAAACGAAGAATTATTGTCGAATTAAACCGATCAGGAGTTGCAGTTCGATACCGTGCCGACCATGTAGCAACCCAATGGCATGATCCTTATAAAATGGCAAAGCGTGGTAAAAAAGGATGGATCAAGGATGTTCAAGGACTTATTGATTGGGAGAAAACCAAACTGAAGAATGTCCCTAAAATACATCTCTCTCCTGGAGTAGTACTTCCAGGACATAAAATGACCATTGATGAGTATTTGGGAAAGGTTTTTGATGGAAGAACCAAGGCATCAAAGCAATATGATACATCCAAGTTCAGAATGACAGAATCAGTTGGAGAACAGTTTGAGCATGGTCGTGAGATCATTTTTAAAGATGCAGATCATTGGGTCCGATATAACGAACTCTACGGACACCAATCTCCCATTCATGCAATCTTCAGTGATTTGGAAGTCCAATCAAATAGATCCATTCTGATGGATTTTATGGGCCCTGATCCTCATGAGACTTTCCAATCAATGGTAGATGAAATCAAAGTCAAGATGCAGTCTGAAGGTAAATCAATGTCAGCATGGGCTGAAGATGCATTCCGATCCAGATTTGCACAACTGACAGGAGAAGCATTCATTGTTGGAAGACCAGGATTGGCAAAGTGGGTCAATATGATTTCAGGGCTCAATATTTTATCCAAGTTAGGTAAATCTGCACTTTCATCTTTGACTGATATTGCAACTGCTGGAATGACACTCAATCACATGGGAGTTCATTTCCCAAGTGCCTATGCTGGACTTTTGAAGAATATAGGTTCAGGAGCATCAGAAGCAGAAAGAAAATACATATATCGGATGCTTGGAGTTGGTTCTGATTCTATTTTAGGATCTGCCGCATCACGGTTTACTATTTATGATGCAATTCCAGGAATGATGTCGGATGCAGTAGATAAGTTCTTCCATATCAACGGGCTTAATGCATGGACGGATTGGGCCAGAGAAGGGTTTTCTGCAATGGCATCTATGCATTTTGCAAAGAATCTCAAAACAGGATGGAACAACTTGGGTGGTGATTTCAAAAGAGTAGTCCAACAATATGGAATTGATGAATCTGATTGGTCCCGTTTACAAGAAATAGGAAGTTTCAAAATATCAGATTTAATCAAGAATGAACCTGATCTTAAAGGAACCAATTTCCCGAATGAAAGGTTTATTACTCCTGATTGGATTCTTCAGAAGGGAACCACAGGAGATTCGAGACTTTCTGATAAATTATCTCTTTTTTTTGTCAATGAATCTCGTATTGGAGTCCCAGAGATTGGTGCAGGAGATCGTGCCATGATGATGCGTACCTTTCAAAGAGGGACAATTCCTGGTGCGGTCATGCAGGGTTTCATGCAAATGCGAACCTATCAGGTTGCCATGTTCAATAATCTTGCTCCTCGTATATATGAAATGGGAATGCCTGCAATGACGGGTCATACAGTAGCCGCAATGGGATTTGGATATGCTTCCATGTCACTCAAGGATCTTGCCCGTGGGCTTGAACCTAGACCTCTTGATGATCCTAGAACTTATTTTGATATGCTTCGTCAATCAGGAGTCTTAGGATTCATGGGTGATGGTTTAGCCGCAGAATACGGATCTTACTATGGTAAGCTTGATGAAGAGATTATGGGAGCCCATTATAGTACCTACAAAGATTTTGGAACTTTGTTTTCAGATATGTTGGAAGATAAAGAGTTGGGATGGGAAGGATGGAAAGCTCTCAAATCAAATACACCATATGCAAATCTATTCTATACAGAATGGGCATTTAACCATTTCATTGATTGGCAGGTAAGAGAATCTCTCAATCCAGGATCATTACAAAGATTGGAGAATTGGTATAAATATGAACGGGATCAGGAATTCATTGATATCGGACTTCCATTTGTCTCTCCTTGGGGAGATCCCTCTGAATTTGTAAGAGAAGGAGGACCAAGACATATGGGTGATGTAATATCAACACTTGTGAGGTGATATGACCGTTTCGACAGCAACAACAAGAGCAGAATTAAACGGAAACGGAACCGCAGGACCATTTCAATGTGGTTTTCGTGTTCTTGCAGATACAGATCTTTCTGTATATGTGGATGGAAGTTCGACAGCAAAGACTCTTACGACTCATTATACCGTAGCAAATGCAGGAACGACTTCTAATGCCACTGTTACTTTTACTACAGATAATTATCCTGTTTCTGGAACTGCCAATGTGGTGCTGGTAAGAAACGTACCTTATACCCAGCTTACGGATTACCAGAACAACACTGAATTGGATGCAGAAACGATGGAAGCATCGTTTGATCGCAATACAATGCAGTCTCAGCAGTTGTCTACTGATAAAGACCGTACCATCCGTTATGCCGATACTGTTACATCGGTTACTACAGCAGAAACAGAAATTGCAGATGTAGCTGTAGATCGTGCTGATAAACTCCTTGCATTCAATTCTACAGGTCAACTTTCTGCAACCCAAGAAATCGGAGCTTGGCAAGGGAATTGGGTTTCAGGAACAGTATACAATGAAAGAGATCTGGTCAAGGATGGAGAAACAGGTGCGGTATATATCTGTACTTCAGTTCATACAGCAGGAACCTTTACGACTGATGTTAATGCAGGGAAGTGGTCTGCGGTCATCGATGCAGGTGGTTTTAATGTCAAACTTACTGCAAACCTTACTATTGGTTCAGGTGAAGTCTACATCTGTCCGTACAAGATAGATCTTAACGGATATAGGCTTACTAATAATGGAACTCTCATTTGTGCAGAAATCATCACTGGAGATGGGGAATTTACAGGTACTAGTGCTACCGAATCAGGACCAGTTTCAGTTGGTGGTGCATCTTTTGTTACCCCTACAGGGGTTCAGACTTTAACCAATAAAACTCTTACCAGCCCAAAGATCAATGAAGATGTAGTCATGTCTGCGACTGCTACTGAACTGAATGTAATGGATGCTGGAGCAACTATTACGACACCGACAGTAGCGAGTGGAGATGCGTTTGTTATGGATGATGCAGATGTAGGTATGCGACAGGTTGATATTGATAATGTAGATACCTATTTATCTCAGACAGCAGTTGCTCTAACCAATAAAACATCCA